GTTGCAGTAGGTCGTGTGGTAGAGCTTGTGGGCCGTGGCCGCCTCTCCCATGGCGCGGATGTCCGCCGCCGGATAGATGGCGCACAGTTGCCCGTCCAGGTGGTAGGGGTAGCCCTCTGCCCCCTGATTGACCGCGCCCACGGCGGTGGTAAGGTTGATCTGATCCTCGTCCGTCAGGCTGATGTGGCCCGTGGTGGACGATAAGGTCACGTCGCACCCGGCCACGATGGCGGCGTTGCAGGCGGCGGAGAGCTCGGATAGTTTCGTTGCGCGGAGGGCGGAGAGGTCCGGCTCCGGGATGGTGCCCTGCGCCACGGCGGTGACAACTCCGTCCGATACCGTAAGGTCGATGTAGGGTAGATAGCCCATGGCCTCGGCCTCCAGCTCAAGCGGGACGATAGCCCAACCATCGGGCACAGCGGAAAAGTTTCCGGTCTGGTTCCGGTGCGCGGCGGTGGTGGCGGCAATTTCGATAATTAGCATGATAACCTCCTACCCGATTGCAACGTAGCGGTACGTTATGCGGGAATCGTTTAATTGATCTCTGGCTGATTCCGCCCACCATGTAACTTTACCGTTACTAAAACTCCATGCGGCGTTCAATAGCTTGCATGCGTAGTTGGTGCTTTGCGTTAAGGTCACGCCGTATACCCCGCGCAGCAATATACCGCACTCCGAGTACGTCGTACCTACTCCTGTTGGCTTGTATCCACCCGCCACCGCTACAAGCAGCGGGCTGAAATCAAAGGTCAGGCTGTTTTCGTTTCCCACGCCGAACACATCAGTGCCCGTATAGTTCCCGGTGGCGATCTTGCAGAGCCCAACTGTAGCTAAAGATTTTAGGGCGTCTGTAACCTTAGGGTTGGCCGGCAAAGCGCTGGTCAAAAAGGCGTTCAGTGCGGCAACCGTAGCGTCTGACAGCAAATTGGCCTTTGTGGGCGGGTCCCCAACCTGCGTGGGCTGGTCCGCCATGGTCATGTCGTAGGTATTCGTCTGCCCGGGCACGGGCGTAAGCACCACACGACCAGGGTGTAAGCTGACACGGTCTTTCATGTAATCCCTCCATATAATCCAATGTGTGCGATTCCGAGGGCCCAGCCTAGGTCCACGGTGCCGGCTATCTTGGTCAGCAAATCGTCCACATCCACCAGTATCTTTTCGATGTCGTTTGCTTTTGCCCACGTGAGATAGTCCATGCTTCCCGGCGCCGACGGAGTCGTATCCATGACCGCCAGGGCGGCCCGTATGCGCCTTAAATCATCCAGGTAGGTATCCATGTCGCCCTTGGTCGGTATGTCGCCGTTGGCCCAGTCTGTGGGGCTGGAGATGGGTACAGAATAGCCCGCAGAGGCAAAGCGTTGGGAGAGGTAGGCCATAGCCGAGGCGACGCGGTTGAGGTCGGAGGCGTTGTAAGCCCCCTTCATCCCGGCCACCCATTCCGCTTTCTCGGCGGTCGTCATCTCCGCCCAACCCTTGTCCCTCAACTCGCTGTAGCGGGACACGTCCGCCTCCGTCCGGTCCGTGACCAATGTATCAATGACAGACATATCACACCCCCAGCACTTCGCAGTTCGCCGCCACGGTATTGGACAGCTTGATTTCCATCTTCTGGACATTGCCTGTGGTTGTGCCGCCCCAGGTGTTTGGCACGGTCACACTGTCGCCCAGCATCTCGCCGTCCCACACAATTTTAGCCCGGTTTGTGCTGCGGCGCTGGTAGTAGTCATACACCCTCTGCGCGGTGGACTGCCCGATGGCCGCGGAGACCAGTGTCGCACCCGTGACCTCTACCACGTTGGGCTTGTCCGTGGCGGTCACGTCCGGGTTTGTGACCGTGTATACGGTCGTGGTATCTTTGTATCTCGTGCCGCCAATATCCACACTTCCGTTGGCGTCCTGAGTGTAGGCGTGGGCCGTGACCTTAACCGCCGTAACGATGCTGGCCACCTCCACGGAGGCCCCGGAGTAGGTCCTGCCCGTGCCGATGGCGCTCGGAGTGGAGCCGGGTGAAAAGACCCGAATCCCGTCCCTCCCGTCTGTAGACGCGCACACGCCCCAGGCAAAAAGGACTTGCTGTGCCGCCTCTCTTCGTGTACACGGCAGGATGGCGCCGGTAAGGTTTGTGTCCGCCACCTCGGAGGTCACCGCAAAGTGGCCGCCTACGATCTCGTCCAGCAGACTCTTTGCAGACTGATTGGTATACACCCCGCCGGGAAAGTTGCTCTCGTCCAGCACCCCGAAGGCGTCATAGCAGTCCAGATTGTAAACGCTCTCCGCCGTCCGGCTGTATCCGTCTATGTAGTACACCCCAATCAGCTTATTGTCATTGCGGACCTCTACCGGCTGCTTGAGCTGGAACATGTACTCCACGTTATCCCGGCTCTCAAGCGTCCAGCGCAGGGTGGACACCGGGACACTCAGGGCGCTGCCGTCCATCTCGTTAACCACCGATGCAGACCGGATGGCGGTCATCCCGAACGACCGATACAGCCCAAAGATGATCTGACTGATTTTGGCGTAGCGGTACGGGAGATTGGTGCTGTTCAAGGTGATAACCAGCTTGTCGTAACTGGTGACGGTATGCTCACAAAAATACACGGCATTGTTCGGAGCAAAATTCCGACTTGCCTTCAATGTCGCGCCCTGATACCACTTGATATTGAGGGAGTTTATATATCCTCCGGTGGCCGTATCAAACCGGAAGGACACCCCCATGGAGGAATGCTGCTGGGTGAATGTGATGGTGATGACCGGCTTGTTGACGAACACCCCGTCCGCGCCGGATGGCTCGGTGGACCAGAACGCGATAGCATGGCCATCCACGGCCATGTGTTTGCCGTCCAGGGCCCAATAATTGAGCTCGCCGGAGATCGCGGCTATTTCCGAACCCCCACCCGGCAGCCTTGTGATGTCCGAAAAAGAGGACGCGCCATTGGTGGAGACGCTTGCATCGTCTGCCGCCTCCGGCGCTACGTCCTTATAGGTGATGGTAGTTTTACTCATGGCGTCACCTGCGGGTCCATGGGGATAAAGTTGACGCTGAACTCACCCCAATAATTGATTCCGTTCTCCACCTTCTCAATGGGCTGCTCCGTGTCTCCGTAGTAGCACCGGAAGGATATCGTGGACTGTCCGTCCGCCGCCTCCAGCAAAACGCCATTCTTATCCATGGAATGGGCCACCAGGAAGTCCCACAGCGCGTCCAAGGCAGCGTAGTTATTGCCCTTTCGGAAGAATGTGATCTCACGCCCAAGGTATGCGCCAAGAGGGTCAAGGATCATCGTACCAGACAGGACGCGCCCCGCGCTCTCCCCGTGCAGGATGTTTAACTTCCGCTTGTAAGCGGATATTGCAATATTTACGTCAAATGACGTGCCATTTAGTTTGCAGTAGCTCATGGTCACACCCCAGCCAGACTCACGCCGACGCGCCTAGACTCTGATTTATTCGCTTTGTATACCAGCTTGGCGAACTGCTGCCCGTCCAACTCCATGATGATAGTGGTATTACCATTTCCGTTTCCGACCATCTCCCTTGCTGCCACCTTGAAGGCTTGGACCAGCATCTCCATCGGGGCCTCGATGTTGGTCCCGCTTTTCTGGTCGCCCAAAACGGCCAAAAACTCACGGTTTGGGGGGATGACTGCGCCGGTGGCGAGCTTCGGAATTGGGAGCTTGTTCACAATGATGCTTTGAGCCCTAGGATAACTTTTCCCAGTCAAGTCAGAAAGCTCGTTTGCGGACCTGACGAGCCTATTTAGGCCGCTCACTGCGTTGTTGATTCCATCCTGGAACGATTCCAATATGTCATTCCAGGCGCTCACAAATACCACGTTCTGGTTCTTCCAGAAGCTCCTCCACTCGCCTGCAAATACCTCCTTAAAGCCTCCAAACCCGAGCATAAAGTTTGTCTGCCATTCGCTGAATTTTGCCTCAATTGCATCCAGCACCGTGCCCATGGCGGTCGTAACAAGCTCCTTATCCTCTGATATTCCGTTTGCAAGCCCTTTCATCATGTTATCGCCGATTTCGTTATAAACCGTAGATGGGGAATTTACACCTAGGCTATCCCTGGTGCCCTGCGCCACATTTTCGCCGACCTCCTCGCCTTCTTCGTATCCGGCCCTTTTGTTGGCGGTCTTGTCTGTAAAAGCGACATTTTTGACAAGTAGTTCAATCCCAGCCGTAATTGCAATGCCTACCAGTGCACCCACAGGGCCGCCAACAACAAAACCTATCCCGCCTCCAACCAGAACGAAGAGCACGTCAACAATCATGTTCAGTACTTCGCTTTTGTTGACAGCTCCGTCCCCATTTAGCTCCATCCCCCCGACCAATAAAGAGATACCTGTCCCTACGGCCATCCCAATTAATGCGCCCAGCGGTCCGCCCGCAAAGAAACCAACTATTCCGCCCACAAGCGCCCCCAAGACCATCACTACTCCCTGGACAATCGTTTCGACGCTTTGTCCTCCGTCTTTTTTGAATGAAAGGGACTTTACCGCGAGGACTATGCCAGCGCCAATCAGCATACCAATTAACGCTCCGCCT